CAAACCCCGTTATAGGAGTCTGAGTTGAATCAATATCAAATTCGTCTTTAGAGAATACAGTAGAAATTGTGTCCTCAAACTGAGAAGCCAATACAGTATGTCTATTACCGCCAGTGTCAATTAATACTTTAGATACAAGTTGAGCCGCATTAGGATTAACTAATAATGGTCCAATTAACTTGTGTTCAGTGCCGTTATAAGCAAATAGCTGACTTGTTGTAGTATTGAACCATAAGTCGCCTGCTAATTGTCCTGTTGGAGCTGTTGCACTATGTTCTATAGTACCTAAGGGTTTAAATTCAACTCCATTGTAAATCTTGATCTTTTTAACACTGGTGTCAAACCAAAGTTGACCAGTTATTTTATTTGTTGGTTCTACAGAATTAGCAAAATTTTCTAGTAGATATACTAAACTCTCATTTAATGATTTTCCGTATCCAGAATAGTTTTTTCCAGGCAAATTTAAGTCTGTAGAAATGTTATCTACAGAACCATCCTGTATTACAGCTATTGTTTGACCGTTAAATTTCTTTATTGTATATGGCATGTCAACTCTCAGTTATTTCTAATATTTACCATTAAACTACTTTCTTAGAAAGCATGGCTGCTTCTTGCTCTTTTGATACCCAAGTATATGCTTCTGAATTGCCTGAATATGCTTGAACTTTTTGTAAATGTTCTTGTCTAACTGCCTTTAAAAAGTCTCTCATGGCCACAAATTCTGGGGTTTTTTCACTAGCATTTTTATCTAGCATGTCTACTAAAATATTCATTTGCTTGTGTATTGAATAAGTTTCTAAAACTTTTAGGTTAGTAGCGTAATTTAATGTAGATTCAGTAATGACTGGCTTGTCTAGTCTAGACATAATTTGTCCAGTTGCATAGTCCCCGCTCCAATATTCTTGATTTGCAGTATCAATGCTCACATCTCTGATATAAAACTTAGTCAAATCTAATATTGACTCATCAGTGTCAGCAGTGATCTCGCCAATAAGAACCCCTGTAGATTTTAAAAACAATAATTTTCTATTTTCTTTTGCCATTATATTCCCCAACTTAATACAAGACTATACTTTGATTGTTCGTCTTGTCCTATTTCTGTTACTTCGTGTTCAATATGAATAGGCATTTCTAAATATGCTCCAGGTTCTTCTTCAACAAAATTCCCGTTGCCTTCTTTATCGTACCAAACAAAATGAGGCTTATCACTTCTTAAAAATATCAACTTAAACTTCCAATATGCTCCTTGAGAATCTTTATGTCTTTTTAAAAAGTCCCCTGAATCATACCTATTAATTACAAAGCTAGTAGCAGTTTTATCTTCATCACTTAACGTTTTAAAAATAGCTGCCTTTAATTCATCACTCATATTAAAATAAAAAAGAGATTTCATTTGACTATCTCCGTACACAGTAGAAAAATTATATTTTTCATTTGTTTGTCTTAGAGAAAAATTATGAGTTTCTTTTTCTGCTATCTCTATAATTTCACTTGGATTAGTCAAATAATTCTTAATTAAGTTAACCTGATACATATTCCCAACTTGTTCTTCCTGCATTAACCCTATATACTAGGTCATTATTTCTTGTAGGATTATTGACGGTGGTCACTACATTCACATTACTAACATAATGTATACTAATAAAACTTCCATAAGAGGTTGTTGTAGTAGTAGAAATGTTTTGTATTGTTGAAGAAACTCTACATATTGTTAATGGAGCTATATTTGTGACAGGAGCTAATGCATTTAAAATTTCAACAACAGACCCCGCGCCTGAACCAGTTTCATTTAATCCTTTAGTATCTATACTAAAAAATAATGGTCTACTTTCTATTAGATTGTCAACATATTGTTTTGTAACAGCATGTCTTACATCAATTGGGTCAGCTGCCAATGTCAACGGACCAGCAAGTGTTCCACCTAATACTGATAATCTAGTAGTATCTGTTATTACAATACTTTGACTGCCGTCAAATGCCACGCCATTTATAGTTCTTGCAACAGCCAATGCTGATGCTGAACTTGCATTTCCAGTTAATGAGCCAATAAACTCTCTAGTAGAGTTATTAATTACCACTTGTCCGTTTGATGCAAGTACATTACCTGTAATATTTCCAGTTACGTTGCCAGTAACATTACCTATTACGTTGCCAGTAACATTACCTATTACGTTACCTGTTAGGTCACCTGTAACATCGCCTATAACATTGCCTGTTAGGTCACCTGTAATATCGCCAGTTGTGTTGCCTTGCAAATTACCAATAAATTTACCGTAAAATTCAGTTGTTGGCTTAGTTAAATCTGTTACAGTAGTCAGTCCGTCTCTTGTAAAAATCTTATCAAGTTTAGCATTGTCGCCATTTATATTACCAACAACATTACCAGTAACTGTTCCAGTTAAATTTCCGTTTAATGCTGTGGAATAGATTGCGTTGAAGGGTGCTGCCGCAGAGCCAATGTCAACAGTACTTAATGGTTTAACTATTGTTTTATTTGATAATCCACTGTCAAAAGATAAAATATCTCTAATTGGTTCTAAAGGTTCAGCACAAGTAACTACTAATCGTGTGCCAGTATAAACTATATGGCCATCTAAATCTTCGTCAGCGTTTGACCCAACGTAATTGCCAATTTTAACTAGGTATTGTGTATTATCATTATCTCTAATGCCTGCGTGTAAGTGCTCTTTAGTCCAAACACTAGACTGCATTTCTTGTACTGAAGAACTGTCAGTTCTAACAAAACTTTCTGAAGCAAGTGGGCCATCAGTAGGATCAATTAGCGTATATGACTGATCCACTTTTCCATTAATTAATGCTGAACCAATTAAATTTAAACCAATTGTCACAGTTCCAGTTGAGCCACTGTTTTCATGTAGCCCTAAGATAGGTGTTGTAGGATCAAAAATATATTTTGACACTATTCCAATTAATGCATCATCAACAAATAATTTTAAGACTGGGTTGCTTGATTCAACTGACTCGCCATCTTTGGTACCTAATATAACATCGCCTTCTAATCTACTAGTTCCAAACCCTGGAATACTTGTAGTAACTAGATCATAATCAGTGCCATCAAAAACTTTCAATTCATTTGTACTAGAGTTAAACCAAAAATCACCTTTTTTAGATGATGACAATGACGGTTTAGTAGTTGCAGATTCAATTCTACTAATGCCTTTCCAAGTTCCAGCTGTACTATAGATTTTTAACTGTGTTGCTGTGGTATCGTACCACAGTTGTCCAACTAAAGGACTATCAGGCGGAGAATTTTTAGAAAAGTTTTCTAACAAATGTACAAAATTTTCATTTTGATAAAACCCATAACCAGCAACGTTTCTGCCAACTAAGTTTAAAGATACGGTTGAGCTGTCTATTGCACCATCTGGTACATCAACTAATACGTTGTTGTTTGAAAGTTTAATTGAATATGTCATCTAATCGCTCCGTTATACTGCAATGTCCTGTCCAGTTTGGTATACCCATGTTCTTGTTCCTACAACAAGTTCGCATTGATAAATTCTCACTACTCTTGTAACTGTTGGTGTTGATACACCGTTTGTGTATGATAAGCATAGCACTCGAACAACGTCGTTAACATTAACAGACAATGCTGGTATTAGTGCATCAATCTGTGCAATTGCATCATCTGCAGGGCTTGCAAGACCAGTTGTATCAACTGTTAAGTAATTGATAGAAGTTTTAACATCGTCAACATATTCTTTATTTGCCGCATCAAACTGTAAGGACGGTGCATCTACGTTTGCAATTCTAGCTCTAGTGCCGAGTTCAATTATTCTTCCAGTTCCTACTGTAATAATAAGATTAGAAGCAGGATCTATAGTTATCTCATTATCAGTAAACGTGAATTCAGCCGCTTGCAAGTTTGTTAAATGTCCAACATTTGTTAAACTGCTGTTTATTATTGTTGAGCCCAGTGTTGTAGAACTTAATACTTGATTGTTTCCAATATATAGACTGTTTGTTGAAGGTATTTTAAAGTTATCATTAACTTCCCACGCTGACAGTGTAGTTAAAGGAGATATTGAAACTGTAATTCCAGTTTTCAACCATCTCAATAACTTGGTTGTAGTTCCATAAACGGTTAAGCCTGCACCATCTGCGGTTGTATCTGTTGGTGTTGAGACTACTGCAAGTTCAATATTTTTATCAGTAATCTGCAAGGTAGTTGAATTAGTAAACTGCGTTTCACCTACAACAGTTAAACTGCCTTCTATAGTAACATCTCCGTTGACGTTCATCTGTGGAGTGTCACCTGGCAATGTTTTCCAAGTGTCATCTGGATAGATATTGATTGATTTATTGGTTGGATCAACCATTAATGAATTTTGAAATCCATTAGATGTTCGAGTTTGTATTGTAAACTTATTGTTAACACCGTTATTGGTTAGATAAGTGTGATAGTTATTACTTTCTGGCTCTATATATAAAGCTATTCCAGTGTCTGTTGCTGAAATAATTAAACCATTAAGACTTGTTAGTGTTAGACTTCCGTCAATACTAGAATTTTTATCACTTCTAACAAATTTAGAAGATATTAAGTTGCCATCAACTGGATCAATTAGTGCAGTTGCTGACTGTGAAGGTGCATTTATGTTATTATCAACTACACTAGTGCTAAATGAAAGTCCTGCTTTGAGCTCACCAACACCGATAGTAAATCCTGCGATTGCAATTAAAGGTATGAATGAGCTAGGATTCAATATGGCCATTTTTATGTTTGACACATACATCACTGCTACTACTCTAGAATTTCCTCTAGTATCAATAATTTCTTCTACTATCCATCCTGTTTTTCCTTGACTTGATGTATAAATTGGTCCTGCCGTTACTAGATTAGAGCCGTCAAAAAACTTTAGTTGTTGACTAGCATTATCAATCCATAGGTCACCTTCAACTAAATTAGCAGGTCTACTAGTGCTAACAAAAGGACTACCAACTGGTCTCCAATTTGTTCCATCAAAAACGTTTAACTTACTTGTGTTAGAGTTAAACCACAACTGACCTTTAATTTGATTATTTGGTGGGCTTGAATTTGAAAAATTTTCTAATAGATATACAAGATTAGAATTATAAATCTCACCAATACCTTTAAAATTCTTACCAATTAATTTTAAAGAGGTACTAGAATTATCAACTGTTCCGTCTGTTACAGTTGCTACTATATTACCGTCTGTTTTTTTTATTACGTATGGCATCGTCTATCCTTAACCTATTTGAGATGAACCAACACCCGCCCTAATAATATAGTTAATTGTTAAGTATGGGTTAGTGATAGGAATATTAAAGTTCCTGTTTAAAGTTTGTCCTGATCCTGGTGAAAATTGAATTTGATCTGATCCAGATGAAAATGTATTCAATGTATGTTGACTTGATCCACCTTCTCCACCATTTGAAGATGCTGTAAAGTTTCCAGTTCTATTTGCAATTCTATCTGTAGAATTTAGTGGAACACTTTCTCTCAACACCACTAGTGTAAATGTTAGTGTGGCATTAGCATTGGCAGTAATTTGATTGTTTAAAATTACTGTATTTGAATTTGGAATACTCGTAACTATTGTTCCTGGGGCAATGCTTGTATCAGTACTTGTCACTTGCATACCAATTGAAATATTATCAGTGTTAGAAACCGTAACTGATGTTTGGGTAGTTTGTCCAACAACCACTGTCTTTTGTACTACAGAATTAGCAAATGAGTTTGCCATACCAACGTTGCCAAGAGGGAATCTGCCTCGTAAGTCAGGAAGTCTAAAGTACGTTCCGCCAGCGCCGCTACCGTAGGTAGTTCCAATAGTTTGATAAAGAGTAGGGTATTCTGTTCTACTAACTAATGCACCGTCGCATAGTAAGTATCCTAAAGGAACTGCGGTTGCCGCAAACGGAAAAATACTTCCAATTGGAACAAATGCTTCGCCTAATAAGAAACTTGTACGTGTCACTCTACGCAATCCAACGTTAGATCTATGTATTAAGATAGTGTCGTCTGTTCTGTTGTCTAATACTTCTGGTTTTCCTCTAATTGCAGAGTCAGCAAGTGTAGCACCAATTGTTAGTGTTCCGCCTGTTCCGTTGAAGCTTACAGGAGCAGGACTTGTTAAGTCGCCACCAAGTTGAAAATTCGTTGATGCCGCTAAAGAGCTGGCTGCACCAATTACTGTACCAGTAACTGTACCTGTGAACGCACCGCTAAATGCACCGCTAAATGTGTTTGCATATATAGTTTTAAATCTATTAGTAGGTGTACCAATATCATAGAGATTATTTGCTTGCGGTATAATTGCTGGACCAGTAATTGTTCCACCAAATTCATCTAACTCACCTACACGCAAGTGTCCGCTGGAAGTAATATTTTTACCAACATATAAATTTTTTGCAATACCAGCGCCGCCTCTAATTTGTAAGGAGCCGCTGGTAGCACTTGTACTATCCAATATGCCAGTTGTAATTAAATGTCCACTAATGAATGCATCACCATTAACATCCAATTCTGCATTTGGTAACGGGTGATTAATACCAACTCGTTTGTTCTTTCCGTCAATTTTTAAAATGACGTTGTTAGATCCTTGATATGCAATTACCATATCAATTGAGCCGCCGTCTGAAGTATTCTTAATTACTCCAGCTCCTTGAACAACTGCTAAACTTAAATTATTTGCAGTTCCAATTGTAACTCCTGCATCATTTAATATAGATTGTTGGCCATAAAATAAGTTTGACGTATCTCTTCGAGCAAAATTATCAGCTGACACTGTTTCTAAACTTGGTGTTAGAACGTTTAATGCGTCTGCTGAAGTTGATGTTCCATGAATTTTTGCACCTGTTGTAGGTGTTATAGTGTCTCCAGGACCTATAAATTTTTTGCTAGTAATATTGATACCAGGATTTAATTGATTAAATCCTTCAATTGTTTTTTGCGGAATAAAACTTTCAGTTGCAATAATTTTTATAGCACTATCATTGTTGTATTCAATAGTTACAAAATGTTCAACTCCTGAACTATCTAATATAGCTTCAACGTACACTCCAGATTTTTTACCTGACAGTGCTGATGGACCAACTAGTACCCAATCTGTACCGTTGTACAAGTTTAATTGTTGAGTTAATGTGTCAACCCAAAGATCACCTAATAGTGCATTAGTTGGTCTACCTAGAGTAGGGGCAACGTGAGTTCCCCCTGCAGGTCTCCAATTATTTGTGCCACCTGTGGAGTCGTTAATATACAATCTTTTAGTACTGTTGTTATACCATAGCTGACCTTCAATACTGTTACTAGGGGACAGTGGGCTAGCAAAATTTTCTAAAAGATGTACAAAATTCTTTGCAACAGCAACGCCATAATTAGAATAATTTCTACCAACAAGACTTAGACTGGTACTGGTATTATTTTCAGTTAAATCATTAACTGTTATAGGATTAGAACTCTTCCCTGGATCACTAAAAGAAATTGAATACGGCATCTTATGTCTCGCTAAATGTTGTTAGTGTCTGAATTCTAACTGTATAATCAATTTGAATCAACCTATTCAGACTCTTTTGAACTGGGTGAAAAATAACATGAGTTAATAATCTACCGTTTCCAGCGATCCCATCTTCGCTACTGGCTCTAAGACCAATTTCATCAAATACGAAATCACTGTTCATATCTTGTGCGTTATCATAAGCGGCTTGTCCGTTAGGCTCGCCGTAATCTAATAATACACTACAAAAAATGTCAGTATAAACTGTTCCACGTACATGACGGATTTCTAAGAAATTTCTAGTAGGATCAATATTTGACAAGTTTTTTGGATCAATAATCTTATAATATGTTTGGCTATAAAGCCCTGAATTTACCCCTATATTATTAGGAGTAAGATATGTTATAAGACCATTAGGATCTACAGTGCTACCACCGTTACCAAAACTCATGCCTTCAATAATTCCATAGCCTTGATTTGCTAGACTAGCGGCAAGAGCAACACTCATATTTTCATAGTGAATAGCATTTCTTTTGTCCTCAAATACTTCATTTGTTTCAGGATCAAAAATTTTAATATGACCTTCAATATGGAAGCCTGCATTTTCTTTTATGCCTGATTCTTGAGCATTTTCTTGGGTATTTTCGTTCATTTCCTCAACCTTATTATTTTCCATAGTAATATTTATCCAGTGCTTAATTAAGACAGTTTGCCATAGTAATACTTATCGGGCAACTCTGCTGTGAACTCTTGCAGGAATCTAGCCTGTGGAGTCGACTCTTGTTGTATTGTAGTTGTTCCGCCAAGGGTATACCAAATTTTACCAATTTTTTGTACTACTTTGATGTCAACATTTGATATCACTGTAGAATCATCGGCCAAGTTTAGCACACTAGGATTTACCGTTAGCACATAGTTATTACCAACTTTTGTAATGGTAAAATCTGGCGCAACTATTAAATCTCCAGTTTGATTTTGGCTGTTCACTTCGTTCGAATTATGAGTAATGCTAAAATCATGTCTGATCAGCTGGTTAGTTCCTCTAACTGGTTTAGTTAGAATCTTGCCTGCCATGTAGACCGTTACTTGATCTTCAAGACCAATCGCTTCATTGAAGCTGAAATCAGTTAAAGTATAAGAAGCTACTGTGGTTACGTTTACCCAATTACCGTTTACATATTGCTGATATCTGTTGGTAGTTTGATTAAATTTGTAATTTTCAGGAGTTTTATACGTTTTTATAGTATATCCTTCTCTGTAAGGGATAGTTTCATTATTTCCAACGTTGAATACTTTTGTCCCAATAGGATAGCTATCAGCTACCCCTGTTCCAAGTGTTCCTCGAGTTAGATTTGTTAGTTTATTACCAACAATAGATCTGAATTCAATTCTTTCTCCAGCAACAAAGATTGAGCTAGGTTTTGGATTATTAACATTAACCACACCAAATATACTTGTATCGCTGACTTCAATTTCTCTATCAGTTGATAAGAGAGCCTTTGTTAAAGTCACTGTGCTGTTCTTTGATAATCTCTTAAATTGTACAGCGTTAGTCATATCTTTGAACATTCTATAAGAAACTGCTTCGCTTGATACAATGTCACTAATGCTTGTCACAACAACCCTGTCATTGTTTCCTAAATTAAATCTGTTTGATATTTGTATGTAGTCACGATCAACCACTTGATAATCGTAATTTGGAATTAGTGGACGGCCGTTAACATCGACCCAAACGTTATTAATGTTATAAACAGGTCTGCTAAGTTTATATTCATTCCTATTAGGATTAGTTTTGAATACTTCTCTTCTAATTAAATTCTCATCATGATTTGTATAGGTAACTACAGATACTCTTTGACCAGCTTGTATTTTAGAAGGAGATCTAAATGTTATTTGATTTCCAAAAATTACATAGTCTGAATCACGCAGTATACATACTGCAATTACATCGCCCACTTGTGCAACTCCTGAGCTCATTGTAACTGTGTTATCAATTGTATCAAATTCGTAATCTCGTCCCACTACTATGATTTTTCCGTTCTTATATACTTCAATATCAGATATTGATAACGTTCTTGTCAAGTAAGGAATATTTTCACCTAGTCTAAATGTTTGAGAGTTTTGTGTAACTTCATAATATTCAGTTTCAGGCGGCATCATTCTTTGCGTTGGAGCAAGACCCCAATAAATTCTAGCTGTATCTTCATCAGGACGGTTAGTAATATGCGCACCCCAATATACAATATTATCAGGAGTTAATGTTGTTGTATTTGAAGTGTGTGTAACTTTACAAATATAATATTGACCACTGAAAGAAACAATGTCATTAACGTCATAAGAAGTTGTGCTTGCCCATGCTGAGAATTCTAAGTTTGAATTAGTTTGCGTACTCGTATGTCCAATTTTACAAATATAGGAAACATTGTTGTACAAAACAGTGTCATTTATTACATAGTAGACATTTTCTTCCCAAGGACCTTTCCAGTCTTCTGTAGAAGAAGTTAGTCTAGTTACTGCTGCCATAACGTGTAATGGCGCAATGTTGCCAGGTGGCTTCGTTAGAGTATATGTTGTATTATTATCAATTACGATTTCTTGATTATAAATTTCACTATAAGTTTTAACTGTAGATCCAAATAACAATATGTTGATCACTGTTCCTGCTGTTAAAGTAGGCGTGTTAGTGATAATAATCTTAGCACGTTTTGATCTACCTGCTACTTTTGTTAAAGAACTAGTATTTGAAATTGAAATATAATAGCTACCAATATCTTGATAATTAACTTCTGATAATATTTCAAAAGAACTTGCGCCTGCATTTGCACTAGTCACAGTGTAACTAAATCTACTTAAAATACTATTTCCACCAATTGTTGTCTTTTGAACTGTAAGAGCAAGTGTATTAGTGGTTGACAGCTGGTCAACTCCATATTCAGTAGTAATAATTTCAACAGTGGTTGTTCCATTACTGTTTGCTGTTAATGTGTAATCAGTATTTTCTTTAGCAACAAAGTTACCAATTAAAACAAATATTTCTTGCCCGCTACCAATTGTATCTTGGATCACAAATTGCATTGTAGACCCATCCATTATAAACTGTTTAGTAGAAATCAAATTACTGCCAGCACCAGGACTGTTAAACACTGTCATTGACAACGTGTCAAAAATCTCACCTTTGACTAATTCTTCTGTTGAAGGGCTGTGTTCAACAGATAAAAATTCGCCACCGTCTAGACTAATATCAGTTGCACTTAGTCCAGTTGCAGTTCTAAATCGTATTTCACCCGCATCTGAAATTGTTGAGAAATCACCGCCTGTAATATTTGTATCAAGAACGATATCATCAGTTGGTAGGTTTACTCCGTCACTTAATTCTTGACGTATTTCAATTTTTGTACCAGTAACTGGAACTTGTGGAAGAGTCAATGTACTAGTAGATCCGTTAGTTGTAATCGTATTGAACAATGCGTCATTGTTAGTTTGATTTACAGTACCATAGTTTTCATCATCAACTCTAACGCCGTCAAAATAAACGTTAATTTTTGTTCCTAATAAAGGAGTATACCCTAATTCATATGTAGATGTAGTTCCGTTTGAAATTACTAACAAGTCTTTGTAGCTATTGACAAACGTATCCCATCCTTGTGTGAACCAAGGTAGGCCGTCCCAACCTGAACTAACTGAGAAGTTAAGTCCTTGTATTTCAACTCCACCAAACTCCACACCCTTTATTAGTTGGGTGACATCTTTTCCTGGCATATTTGCAGTTGGGTAGTAACTGGTAATAATTCTATCAACTGCATTTTGTATGTTAATATTTTTAGCATACTGAACTGTAATTGTTGATCCCGGAGTTGGTATGTTTTTAAAGTTAATGTATCCAACATACTTTGTAAATCCAGTTTCAACAACTTGTCTTAGTTGAATCAAATAGTCGCTAGTTATGATTTCTGAACCAGTATTGGTACTTGAATTTAATTCACGTACAATGATTTTATCAGTATCTAACTCTGGAGGGAAAGTTAATTTGAACGTGTCAGTATAGCTTTCTCCAGAAGATTGAGTAAACGTATCAACAGTATACAATGTGTTTTTAATATATTGTATTCTTAAATTCTGTCTTGCAGGCAGTGCAAGATTAAATGTAATCACTGTTGACAAATCATTTCTAAAAGTTATTCTGTAATTATCAGCACTAATTTCTGCATCATTTAAAAACAACTTAATAGTTGATTCATCCTGTAATGCAGGATAGTTTGTGTCTGTACTAGTAGATGGATAAGCCAATACATAATTTAATGTTATTCCATCTGTGTCAAGATTTCTGTTAAGAATTTCCCCAGTGTATAGACCTTTATCTGAAGTTCTATCAAACTTCATCTGTATTTGATTAGTTCTTACCTTGCTGTTTGATAACACAGCATACGCAGAACCATTTACAAAATTTGTTAAGTAGTTTGATCCGCCAGTTAAAATAACTCTAGGAGTTGTTAAATATCCGCTTCCAGGATTTGTAACAATGATGCTTGATAGTTTTCCATTACTAATTTTAGCAATTGCTGTAGCACCAGTACCAGTGTCGCCACTAACAGGCACAATTGTAACTATTGGAGGAGTTATATAATTTTCTCCAGCCAATCCAACTCTAATATCTGATACAGTAAATCCATAATTTTCACCCCAGTGCTTGTATGGATAAACATTGTTAATCATAGAGCTAGTTGGCAATTTAATCTTACCAGTTACACTATCAACATACGCAGGCAAATCAAAATCAGTTACGCCTACACCCATCTTTTCAGTAGTGTTATAGCTAACTGTTGATTCTCTAAATTTAGATTTATATGGTTTAATTTCTTTAATAAAATCTTCAACGTAGCTGAAGTCATTAAAACGATAAACATCATCTTGATCTAGTGTGCCGGCATCCACAAGAGGTGTAATAAAACTAGTCTTGTATACCCAATCTACAAACAACTGCTCACTTAAAACATGTCTTACAGCAACAAATACAAACTTTTTCCAATAGGACGCTAGGTCACCTGTAAAAATATTGTCTTTAATTGCATTCAAAATAATACGTAATTCAGTAGTATTTGTTTCATCAAATCCACCTTGGTCATATCTAGTTACGTTGTCAAATCCAAGTCCGGCAGCGGCCTTATCATACAACTTGTTGTTAAATTGTACAGTTCCGTTTTCTCTAAACACTAGATCATAGTCATCAAGATAATTGCCAATACCTGGTGCTGTCTTACGTAGAATAATTTTTCTACCGTCTCCTGGTGTTCTAATTTCAACTGTTGACCCTGTTTCAAAAATAAACGATTCTAAATCTGAAATAAAATTAATTGCGTATGTGGCAGGAACATCAACTGCATAAGAGGGATCAACCCAATCAATATAACTCCAGTATTTGGGTACATTAACTGTTTGCGTAGACTCTCTAACAAATGCTTTGTTTTTGTATTGATAGATTGCCCACTTGTCAATTTCTGTATCAAGTATAGTTAATACTGCGTATGGTCGAGCTATTAATTTTGGTATTTGAGTATATCCATAACCTTGATTTACAATTCTAACAGAAACAACACGGCCATTTAAGTCAATAGCAGTTTGTATTGTTGCTCCTTGCCCATCACCATAAATTCTAACTGTAGGGGCAACTTTATAACCATTACCAGGGTCGTCAATGTTTACGCTAACAATCCTACCGTTGATTACTTCAGCACTTAATTTAGTTTGTGCTTTTCCGTTGGTGCCTATCAGTGATATTTCATCACTTAATTCAATGACTTCATCATAATGTCCTAAACTAATAGACGGGTAATCTTCAACTTCTTCTAAACTGGTTATATTAGACTTGCCAACAATATCATGTTTACGTAACACTTCATTGACATACTCAATCATAATTTTTAATGCCAAGTCTCTATCTTTAAACCAAGACTGTCTTGGTCTATATGAAGTACCGTAACGTAATTTTGGAGACAATGTTGGATCAGGTACTGGATTTCCAGCAACATCTTGACCAACAAGACTATCAATAAGTTTATTTTCAATGCTAGGATCTAAATTTAAATAGGTAACATTTTCATTCACTAGCTGCCAATGACTGTGACGATTAATTTCTTTTTCAGATGTTTGATAGTACACATCAATATTAATTTTATCACCATTCAAAGACTTTTTAGCATTGGTTAAACTCAGTGAGTTTGTTGCTAAGAAGCTAGCAAATTTAATACCTTGACCTTTAGGATCCTCAATTATTCTTGCACAATCAAAAGAACTTAAATTTCTAAATGCTAAATCTGGAAGAGTAATTTTGTTTCTGACCCAAAAGTAATAAACGTTAACAAAGTCATTGACAACAGGATCATAGTATTGATTAATTGAAAGGACCGTATTATCTGGATTTAGTGGCTGACCACTTACTCCTAATGCTAATCCATCAGTGGTGTCAGCTAACTGTGCCCACTCGCTTGGTCTAAAATCACTCTTAACCCATTCGTATACATCAACAGTTGATCCTGGGAACAACTTGCCCCAGTTGTTTGCTCTAAACTCATTATTTCCTTGTTCATACCAAACAAATCTTAAGGTGCTAGTATCAAGCCAAACCTCACCAACATGGTCGTCTAACCAAGTTGTTTTATTATCAACTCTTACTTTTGCTGAAGTTTCTAATGCAACAGTATAAACTGCTGGGTCGAATGGTTGAATGTATTTGATTTCATTCAATACCTTAGATGGCAACTTACCTTTTATTGGATCGTAAATTTCGTAATGATCAATAATTTCTAATGTACTGTTGTTATAGCTGATAACTTTTTTAATTTTATCAACATCAATTATTGCTTCCTGCACTCTAACTTTTGACCATGACCAAGAAGAGCCGCAGCCACATGCCTGATCTATATCACGCTTTTTGTCAAAAATTACAACCGTTCCAGAATCTGTATATGTTGTCAACTGATTAGAATCTTCTAAAGTTCCAATAACTTTTAAATCATATTTTGGTGCGCCAACAAGCATGAACTCACCGTCTGTTGCAATTCCAGTACCATATCCGTCAAAGGACGCACTGTCGCCACTAATTAACGATTCACCAAAAACATATTTGTTTCCTAATTTTTGATACAAATAAACTGCTCCACTAGATTGTGCTTTGCTTACAAATCTAGTGCTGCCAGTATCAAATGTTGTTCTTAAGGGCGCAGCCGCAGATGTTGGGTTCAATACATATTCTGATCCATATCTTTGTGCAGAGTCAGTATATCGTTCAGTGTAAGTGTCAAATGCAACAGGTGTTGCTTGACCACCGCCAATAGCAGTGACTAATAATGTTTTACCGTCATCACTTAACGCTAGATTACTTCCAAATAGTTCGCCTGTTTCAGTTGCTGGTGAAGTAATTTTTTGATCCAAGGCGTATGAAGCGTTTGTTTGTAATTTTAATACATAGACCAAACCTGCATCTAATTTCTCTGTAGAAGAATGATCGCTAGATATTAGTAGTGCTGTGCCATCTGCTGACATAGCTAGTTTGTCACCAAATCTATCGTTTCTAATTGTACCTTGACCTGTGATAGTAATAGTTGTTGTAGCAGTTTCGTCTGTTAGTGAACGCAATGGTTTAAATGCCATACGTAATACACTCAATTCACTGATTACAAATTCTCCACTATTACCTGCATTTGTTGATCCAGCAATAATAACAGATTGTCCAATTCTAAAACCATCTGCAATAAAACTTCCATTGTTTCTAACTATTGAATTATCTGATGCTTGGAATGAAATAATTTGCGCAATAGTGTTGTAGGATTTTATTACCCCTTTTAACAACAAGTCATTTGATTCTAAATAGTCATCTGCATATATTGTTTGTGTTAATTGATAGCTGTAAGAACCTGGATCTTTTCTAAAAATAAACACTGCACCTGAGTGAACTTGTGTTCTATCTTTTAAGTGTCCAGGTGCTGATACTGCCAACACTGTTCCATTTTTATTAGATACAATGTCACTACCAAAGTTAGACTTTGAATTTACATCAGTGACTGCAGAGCGTAGATTGTATGGATTTCCGCCAACAGTATACACTTGCCACACATTGCTACTGTCCAAATAATAAACAAATATTGCGCCAATGCCGCCATCTTGTCCTGGTGATGATACCAATAAGGTTGGTTTGTCAGATCCTACAAATTTTACTTTGTGACCAAAGTTTGCACCTTCTTGTGCTATAGGACTAGCTAAAACAACTTCAGTTCTATACTCATCAAGATCATTATTAAATTTAACAATCTTAATTGCACCCTCGTCAAACAACTCGGACGAAGACTTATTAAAGTCTAAAACTTTTTTAATTGGATCTAATGCCTGACCTAAAACTTTCCATTTTGCATTAGAAGAATTTGGAGCTCCTGAAACAATATATCGTATAGTAAGAGATGTATTTTCCCAGCAATCTAAACTTGCCCCGTGGAGTCTTTGTATTTCTGGTATTGCAACTCCATTTTTTACATCTTGTATAGTTAATATATCACTGAAGTTTTCTTCTAACAAATAGCTTTGATGTAAGATAACATCTTCAGATCCAAGTGCGTTTCTTTCATATACATACACTCTGCCACGTTCTAATTCTGTAGCAGAAACAATAATATTTTTAGACACTGGAGCAATTATTGTAGTATTACCAAATTTTTGTCCAGACTGATTAATTCTTGGTCGTATTGGTAATGCTTTTGTGTTTGCTTCTTTTTCTAAAACTGCCCATGTGCCGTCACCAACATTATCAACCCAAACAAACTCGCAATTTTGCCATCTTGCAAGTCCTGGAATAGATGCTAAATCATCTAGGTTAGCAAATCTTGATGAAGCAAAATAATACATTGACCCGTTTAGTATTTCACCAGCAGTTGGTATATCGTTAAATGCTGTTTTGACTACAAATGTTGTTCCATCAGGAATACCTAATACTTCGTAAACACCATTTAGTGGATCATCTAGTCTAGAAATTGATACAAAATCACGCAATTTTAGTTTATGCGCAACGTCAGTATTAAAACTGATTAAATTATTTGCGTTATCAACTGTATAATTAATAATTGTCACAGGGGACAGCGTGTATCTTTTAACTCCCCAATTTCCTGAATTATCAATTGCTAACCAAACAGTATCACCTTCTCTCAAAGAAGCAGAAGAAGACAATGTTAGTATGTTGTTTTCATATAATCCAGTGAATACAACATCATCTAATCTTACATAGCCCGCAGTTGGTATTTTTTGATATTGGCTGTATCCATTACCATTAACTGGAGATACATCAAGAGTTGGCCAAGGTTGTCCATTATAATCAGCTGGACGAATCTGCATATCAGATAATGAAACTTTGTATGCTTTATCTAAAGATGACTTTAGATTGTTATATTCAAATTCAAAGATTTGAGGATCTTGATTAATTTTATTTTGGTCTAGAGTAAATTCTATTTCTTCATAAGAATTTTCTCCACCAAATGTTCCTAATCTAATAGCCCACTCTTCTTGTAAACTAATATGTGCGCCTGTTGCAGTATTATTAGCAACTGCAAACTTCTCTAATGGAAGTGTAGTTCCTTTTTCTCTAATAAATCCTTGATAAAATTTATACTGACTTGACTCGTCAGGTATCAAAGAATTTAAATATGTTCTTGGAACATAACCTATTAATTTTTGTGCGTATTTTTGTTGACTGTTATCAAAGTTAACACTATCTAAACTATAGAATTCTTCAAACTGACTAATCTTATATTCAAAGTTAGGCAACAACTGTGCAACTGGTTGCTTGCCTAGTAGTGTCCAATCTTCATAATTAAAAAGTTCTCTAGCTAATGTGCGAGCTTTAGCTTGATAATATTTTGTTTGGTATCTAACAACATTTCCAATTTCATAATCAATGTTAGGTTCCCAATCATTAATCTTGGCGCTGTCATATACAAATCCTGGAATGTAAAAATCACCCTTCCAGCCGTCTGTCATGAACCCTTTAATTTTGAATCTCTTCTGTCTATATCCAGAAGTTGGTTCGTAAATTAGATCATTAAAAATTGTTTTATTGTCAAAAACTACAACGTGTTCTTTTTGTACTAGACTAATTTTTACAAAATAAACACCATCAGCCGTGCCAGCAGTATCAATAACAAAAGAACCTTCTTGTCTAGAAATTCTTACTTTGGTTCTATCAATAGTAGTACCATCTGCTTTTAGTAGAGTATAATCATAAAAACTATCGTATAGATCATCAACGACAGAATCTTCACTTGTAAAATAAATCTTTTCTGCAAAAGGAGAAAGACTGATTACTGAACTGGTAGACCAATTTTGTAGACTCCAGAATAAAAACTCTTTTCCTGCTAATTTCCAATCTGCAATTACATCTAGCTCTGGTAAAAGATTTTCAAATTTAAATCCTAAGGATTTAACTTGTTCGCCGTAACCAAGTATAAAATCAAATACATCTTGTATAGAATTATATTTTGTTCCATAAGGCACAATTGTATCAACGTCTTCAAAAGAATTTGGTACAAATGCTTCAACACCACCAATTGCTGGAAGGTAAGGAAGTGGATAATATAATCCTGGATCAAATGCCTGCTTAGTCAAGTGAGTTGAAATTGCTCTATAATATTGTTGGCCGTTAGCAACTACTAGTCCAGCATTTACAGTGGCGTTTGCAGACCAATATATAAATGGTTCAGTTGTTCCGCCTACAGATATTACAGGATCATTAGTAGCATGGATTGCTTTTTTAATTGTAAAATAAGGAGAGTTAGAATCATATCCTCTCACCATATATCCAGCTTCTGTTCTTTCAACAATAATACCAGACATTGTTAAAGTTTTAGTAGGAGACCCTGTAGAAAGAACTAATTGATAGTTTTCTTCTGGGACATACACTTTGTCAACTGTTTTATAAGATGTTACTGTTTCCAATGCAACTCTAAACTTATCCTTACTTGTAAATCCGCCAACTTTATAAATTAAGTTTGATTGAATTCTATTTAGGTAGTTTTGTAATCTAAATGCTGGATTAGAAAATCTCTGTCTTAAATTTTCAACAATGTAAGGATGATAACCTGTTGCATAAACAAAATTATTATCTATTGTATTTGAAAAAACCTTTAGTGCAGACGGACTCAGTCTTTCTAAAGAATCTTTATATACGATCTGATTAGCAATATTAAAGACATTTCGTGAAGTGTCAAATCCTAAAGTTGCATACTTAGCTGGCATTATTAGCGCCATTGCTATTTGCACTGCAAAAGGATAGATATCACTTCTTCTCCAAGCAGTTTCTGCAGGACCCATATCACCAAATGACCAGTTAGTATATCTTGCAGAATAATCAAAATCTTTTACAGCATTGACTTGTAAAGGATCTTTTAAACTGCCGTATGAATCTACAGGGATAATATTAGACAGTCCTGGTCTTGCATATTTTTCATCATAGCCTTTTCTAACTCCATTTCGAATATATCCATATTCCAAATCTTTCCACATAACATCATTACCAGATGTATACGGAGCAGGGCCGTATTCAGTTTCCCACCAAGTTGGCTTTTTATAGAAGCCTAACATTTCCCAAGGGCAGGTATGTGGTCTATCTGTATCGTAATGCTGTTTGTAAATTTTTCTCCAAGAGCCGGTGATAAATGCATTTCTATCAATTATGCCATTTGAATTTACGTATTTGAATCCAAAGTTGTTTAGGTAAATTTCATTTTCGTTTGCTGTATAGTCAATACTATAGATACCAACCCATTTTAAAAATTCATCTTCAATAGATTGGTCAAATTGCTCAGACGTGTATCCAGTTTTTCTAAATATGCTAGGCAAAATTTCATTTACATCTAAAATTCTTGGATCGTATTCAACTTTTAAATTGTTGTAAATTCGTTTTTCTAACTCTAATAATAGTTGATCTCTGTCATCGCCAAAGCAAACTGTAACTGACCCGTCATGTCCTTGTATAACTGACGTTGGTTCAATATACGTGTCATCTAAGTAAATTGCTGGCTCAAAACTAGGATATAGTCCTAGTTTTGTTGGTGACATAGGCATCACTGCACCATGAATATTATTAAAAACTCTAATTAAAATCTCATCACTTACTGATAGTGTATTAACGAATCTAACTAACGGATTGTTTACATCAAAAGAATAATCTTTATCAATGGTCAACTGCTCTCCGTTAACATATACTAATATTGCCTTTTTGCCAAACAAAAATCTATCGTAAATTTCTGATCCATATGCATACGCCTTAATATTTGTATCGTTAACAGTGTATGTATAATCTCGCTTGTTTAAGCCATACGGCAACATATCACTATAATAAAACATAGAAGCAGGAGTTTTATCTTTAGCAATACTTAAAATTATCTTATCTAATGCATCTGGAATATTAGCATACTCTGCTAATTCTGTAAATTTTTGTAATACTAAAATTTTATATCTTTGATATTCCAATGCAGACCAACGAATAGAATGTATTAGATTATAATCTTTATTAGCTATTAGTGCGCCTGCCATTGCAACCAGACCGTCGTGTTGAACAAATCTTCTTCCGTATTTGTCCAAGTTTTCTAAATCACGTAAATTATTTCTATCAATGGCAGTGTTTAAATCTTTTGATGCATTTAAAATAATAGAGTTTAAATGATCATTGATTTCAGCATAGCTTAAAAATCCTGGGAATTCATTGGTTGGATTGTTTACTAAATTTATTGGGGTTTCATAATACCCATCTTCTTTTTTGTCGTACGTTGGTAGAGCTTTGACTACTATAACATCGTTTTTGACTAATACAGTTGCTAACGTGATAAAGAAAGAGTCAAATGCTGTATCAATTCTAACGTCAAATTCAGTAGCGGTTAGTTTTTTTCCGTTCTTAAAAACTCGTACATTCTCTTTGGGAGTTCTAATATCAATACTGTCAAACTCAAATGCATCTTCGCCGCCAATTGCAATACGTTGATCGATAATTTCTTGGATTGATAGTTTATTACACTTTACCCAACCATTAACATAGTTGTTGTTTTCTTTTAAAAATCCGTTTTTAGTATTGCCTACTACCACTTGTCCATCAACAAAATATTCAAACGCATCTTCTGATAAACAATTTTCAAATGTGTAACCGCCAACGTTTGACACAGTTTTGTAAACAAGAGGAAAGCCTAAAATACTGTCATTGTTACCAACACCAATTTGATAGCCAAATACTCTAGAACCAGAAAAGTTTGTATCTTTATAGATATCGCTATTGGAGAAACTTGCACCATTTGAATCAAAGATATCAAACAATGGTGATTGATTAATATGTTCTTTTTGTTGTGACTTTATCCATTCACCATTTTTAAAAACCCAAGATGTTCTACCATTTTTAATACCGCTAATAACAAGTAGTCCATCATCTAAATTTGGTAGTGAGTCTTCTGCCTCTTCTAAGTGAAGTTTCTTAACTCCGTTGATGTCAATAAACTGTACTTGATAAATTTTATTCTTTACATCTAAGTCAGTGTCTGAAAGAAATACAATTCTATTGCCGTCTTCTAGTGCTTTTCCGTCAATATAATAGCCTAAAGAGCCTTCAATATTGCTAAAAGCGTCAGTAACTGTGTCATCTAAAAAATTAACATACTTTGTTATTTTAGAAAAATTAAACAGTTGCATATTTGGACGAAACTCAATAATAGGACGTTGAGCTCTATCAAATGATGTAAATGTTGGATCAGTATTATTCAATAGGGAACTAGTGTTCACCACATCAATGTGGAACCATCTATTATATCTACTCCATGGGTTTTTATCTTCACTTGCTCGATTAATCAAGATATAATCAGGGTTAACAGGATATTCTGAAACCTCATCAAAAGGTAACTCATCAAATCCAGTATCATCAAAAGATGTTTCAACGATTGTTGAATAGCCTTCGATTGTAAGTAGACTATTGTAGTCAACCAGAGTGATACTGTTTCCTACTCCCTCAACAATATAAGTTTTATCTCGATATTTTTCAGGAAACACTGTGTCTGAAAAAACAATCTTCATTCCATTTGACAAGTGTATTCCGTCTTTAATTTCGTAGGTCTTTTTACCTATAATTTCATTTTCAACATCTAGCTCTGTATTCTCTTTTTGGTCTCTAATTAAAAATCTGCCAAAAAGAGTGTTGTCATTTCCGTTGACATAAAACAGTGTACTTGGTGTGCTTTCTACTACATTGAAAATAACTGAACCTGATGTTGCTCCGTTATTTTGTACTCCATCCCAAGAATCAACATCTCCACTGCTTCTTTTATTTTTAATATAGAAAGACTGATCAACTGTATCAACTTCAAAGATGTAAGTAAATCCTCTGTACAAAGTAATTGTAGGATTAACTGCAATTTCATTTGTGCTAAAATTCCAATTGTCATCAACAATTTTTACTTTAATTGTACTAGTAACTTCTTTTTCTTTTCCGCTAATTCTAACTGTCGCTGGACCGCTAGGTAACCAAACATAATTTCTAAAATTAACAAACTTGTCTAAATCAATAAAGGTATTCCAAGTATAACTCTGTTGTCTAAACAACTTATCTTGGTTACGAATATCTGCACCAAAGTACTTTAAACTATTGATAATGTCTTCAAAAGTTTTGTTAAACTCTACTTGATCTGTTACTGAATTTTTTATTACAATACCTGGTTCTAACTCATAGCGGTTTCTTAAATCAGTACCCTCATTGATATAGGAGTCACTAGCTGGCTTATAGTTTCCAATAATTTTATCACCAATAAATCCGTCAACCTTCTTTAATGTTGGTTTCTCAATTAATTGGTCTATCGTTCCAGTTAAGAATTTTTCGTTTGCATCTGTTCTAAAGATTACTGGAAGTAAGTCTACTGATTTTCTTTTACTCATTTTTTATCCATTACTAGAAACGACAATTGGGCCATTAGTTTTAATAAGTCCTGATGTTACTGTATTAATTATTTCTAATTCACCTACGTCAGCTGTACTTAAGAATATTTCATCAGCTTGACAAAATACTTGAAATAAACTACCAAAATATTTTTCTGGGGCACTTGGTACGATTAAAAAGTTAACCACATCTGGGCTTAATTGTTTAATAACGTATGCGCTCAATTCACCAAAGTTAAATGTATCTCCAAAATCCCAGTTGTCTAAACTGAAGTATTCATTGATTGCAACAATAACTCTAGACTTTATATCGTTGTCATTAGTTACAGATCTTGGATTTTTAACGATGAAAAATTTTGCTTGCAAATCTACGTTAGCGCCAGTACCAAACAATAACTTGTATTTGGCTGGATGATAAACTACCTCGTCACTGATTGACTTAACTGAGTTTATACCTGAACTAAACTGTTCAAATAATTCGTTTGAACTAGGAGCTTTTGGTGGCTCGCCATCTTGAGTTAGCAACCAAGAACGTAATAGATCATCATAATTTTTTGTTAGCAAATATACATCAATAATGTTGGTCTTACAAGGATCAATTCTAAAATCTTGACTTGCAGTGTGTACATATTGGAATGTTAATCCTGATCGTCCTGGATAAGCAACTATACTATTATCTAATACTAAGCTGTAAGAGCTATCTAAAACTTTAACAACATTTTCTGTAATAGAATAGAAATAAAACACTTGTCCTGGTTGATAATTGTTTAAATTAGCAACATCTAATTCACTATTAAATGTTGCAACTAACGAACTATCAAGAATTTTTTTGTAAATTTGATCATTAAGTTGTACACTTTGGATAAACACAAAAGAGCGTTTAGTTCCAATAATTGGGTCAATTAGATCAGGTTTAACAACATTATCAAAGGAATCTGGATCATCAACAATTCCGTCTCCAGTTTCATCTGAAAAGGAAATATTGATTCGATTGTTATCTAAATATCCATCAGCATTTGAAATCATATTAGTAATTTCAAATTTAAAATCTGAACCCAATGCTAAGCCTGTTTCAAGATCTTCATTGATTGACATCACTGAAATATAATCAGTTGCATTGCCGCCCAACTTACTGGTATATTTTTTATCCTGTTCATTGAAATAAAAACTTATTTCTTTTTCACTTTGAAATATGTATTCTAATCCTCGGTAATATACAATTACGTTATCACCATCATTTTTAAAAGCAATTAACCAACTAGCATCTAAACCTAAATTACTAATGTCGCCTGAGTAAGTTGGGCTAAAAGTGCTAGAGTAATCAAGATTATTAGAATTAATAATTTTCCACTCACCAAGAGTTCTATCATATCTTAATCCAAAATCTCTTCTTAAAGAAATTTGATTAACTATTTCAGTTTCAAAAGCAAACGGAATATCTGTAACAAATACAGGAATGACTTCTACGGGAATAGCACCACTTGGTACTGGCGTAGTAATTCCAATAAGTCCTACTCCAAGATCATCAGTGCCTGTGCCTAAATTGCTACCGTCACCAGATGTATAAGATACTTCAGTCCAAATATAATCTTTAGTATTCTTAGTCTTAATTGATGTTATAGTATTATTAGGGGCAAAATATTTTCCTGTTGGAGGGGCAAATTTTACAAGTGCTTCTGATTTAATATAACGCAATGTTGATTGTGTGTATTGTCCAATACCAACTGCTTGTAATGTTGCATTGCTTTTAAAATAACCTGTTGCAAGGTTAGGCAACACTGACACGTTCTGCCAGCTGGCTCCAATCTCACCTATTTGTAATCTATCAAATTGTTGATAATAGAAATCTCTTGTTGACTCTTTTGCAAGCAACGGTTCAATAACAGTTTTCATAATACCAAACACTTCGTTTTTAGTATTAAATTTAAAGTTGAAGCTTGTTGTATAATCATTCCTATACAGTGCGCCATCTGTACCAAACAAATTAATTGAGCTAGAACGACCTGTTGGATCAGTTAATTCAAAATATCTACTGATGCCAGAAGATGTTCTGTTAACTGCTTTGACTTTAACAACTTGTTGGTTGTTTGTTAAAGGAACAATATTATAATCTTCCCCAGTAATCATTCTATTTTGTGTATAGTATACTTGTGGAGCCTTTTGTTTAATACTGTCATTAGTTTCTGATGCGGCGCTATTTGATACACTGCCCTTCAGTCCTAAATTCATAGTCAATGTTTGTGCTTGACCATCTCTGTTTATAAAAGGGAATCTAATTTGTACATTGTCTAAATCTTGTGGACTAATCACATAACTTAAACCATTACTTGTTCTATAATAGAGTCTAAAATTTCCGTTAGGAAGTTTACCAAAAACGCCATCGCTGAAGTTTAGATCAATTTGATCGTTTTCTCTTGTATTAACACTATAAAAACTTTTAACTTTATTTTTTACACTGTTGTAAATTGCATTAGTGCCTGTAACGCTATCTAATTTTGTCCACAAATTTGACAAAGTATTATTGGCATCAATTTCATATAGCCAAACATCTGTATCGTTAATATTTTGAATATCAACGCCCACTATTTCATTAGCTACTGGGTTTGTTAAAGAGAAGTCAGAATTTTGTAGTGTACCTTCTTTAAACATAACAAACCAACCACTGTTGGCACTAGAGCTTCCTTTGTTATCATTTCTGTACATTACACCAAACGTCCCGCCTAATGTTGGGGGCTCTTCTCCAATGTCAGTTCTATTAATAATGCTAGAACTTACAAGTTCAAATGACATTGGAATTCCTCCAATTGTTTTACTAAATGTAAACAATGGCACATCTGTTGTATTTGTTCTTAAATTATATTGTTCTGTAGGGATACTATTAATTGATCTGCTAGCATTTGGCTTTCCAAAAACAGCAGTATCCATTGCAGAGTTCATCACTAATGTAAACTGTGAATACCAATCTCTGTTTGTTGTGTCGTTCCAAGAAATAACTCTATTTGCAAGGTTTGTTCCGTTAGAATCAACAAGATTATCTGTTGTACTTACAGAGTTGACTTTTAATAATCCCTTAGCAGATTGCGTTCTTTTAGGATTATAACTAATCAACTTTGCCAGTTTTAAAATACTGTCTCGTCTTTGTGCAGTGTCTAAAAAGTTTTCACGTGCATTTAAGTCAATGCGGAAGCTCAAACTTTGCGCTAGAAACGCAATCATGTCTATTAGAGCAACATATTCACTGCTGTCAATGTAGTCGTTAAAACTTTCAGGGAAGTTTTGACGAAGGTACTCAATCATACTACGACGAATCGTCTCAAAATCGTAGGATTTAAAGTCGGCATTTTGGAACGTTTGATAAATCTTCGTCCAATCCTCGCCAACTAATAAATTATTTTGTCTTTCTGTGCTAGCCATTCTTCGTCAATCTCCGATATTCATATTTATCGTAATTAAAATATGCTTACTTAATTACTCAGTGATCAAACCTAATTCTTTGTCAAAGGTCAGTTTAAGAACAGATGACAAATTATTTGTTTGATATCTCAATGTTATTTCTAATAATATTCCACTTTGAAACTCATCAACCTTGATATCTTCAGCAATGACTCTCGGATCGCTTTGAATAATCTGTTTGATATCATCTGATATTGAATTTCTAAGGTCTTCAGTTAATGGTTCAAAAATGGCGTCCCATATGATAGTACCGTAGTTTGGGTTCATCACTCGTTCACCTTTTCTTGTATTAAAATGATTTATGATGTCCTGTCTAATACATTCAATGTCGTAAGTTTTAAAATTTTGTGAAGCTTTTGCACTGCTGAATCCTTTATAAATGTGTGCAGTACGCACCCCATAATTCATAGTTGTAGCAGTTGGTTTTATTACTAATTTTTTAATAGCCATTATATTGGTCCATCCCTTCCTGTTTTTTCAGGCTTATAAGCCGTTGGGTTAATATTTTCATGATCGTCCCATGGTTCATGTGTTGGAACACGACGCATTATACTACTAATCTTAGTGCCAGCATAAAAATTATTATTTTCCCAACCCTTTTGCATGTCACTGGTTGCGTTCTTATCAGCAGTTCTTCCTGAAAGAGAAAATCTATCCAGCGTGACCACACTGGTTGCCGCCTCTGGCAGTATTGATAGCGCATCTAAAGCAAATGCTAAATCAGTTGCGGCAGAAGGAGATATTGGGGCAGGCGTTGGACCGTTCATATCTATCAACGTAGCTCTTTCAATGTGACTGCCAATTGCGGTGAACACGTTTGCTCCGCCAGCGTTAATAAAGTTACCACCAACAGTGTCCACGTTAAAAGATCCTGCTGTCTTAAATGTTGTACTTGCACCAGAAATAAAATTAGTTGCTACTCCTGATTTTACATCAAACTCGGTGAGTGTCTGCATCTTAAGTTCAGTCGTTGCATACATGTTGATATTACCAAGTACTGAATATAAATCAATGCCTGATAATGGTCCAGCTTGTGTTGGATTAGTACTTGCGCCAGTTGAAGTTAAACGAACACGTCCTAGCGCACTAGCATTGAAGTGATTAGCCGCTGTCCAGTTACAATCTAATCCAGCAAACCCTTCAATCAATCCTGATGCTTCAAAATGCATAGAGCCTTGTGCCGCAACTATGTTAACATTACTGCCTGCCTCAAAGTTGATATCTCTGTCAGCTCTAAAATTAAAATCATTTTCACTGTGTATGCTTATACTATCGGCAGCATAGATATCAATTTTTCCATCACTAGTAAATTCTAACCAAGCAGTTCCTCTACTATTACAAATGTAAATTAAATCACTAGAATTGTGTAAAAGTATTTGATGTCCAGTACGGGTTCTAAGTCTAACTAACTCGTCAATAATACCTTCTTTTTTAGTTTTTTCATCTTTACCAATGTATCCGTCATCCATTACAAACTGTGTTCCGCCTTCACGTTCAACGTAGGCGGGTATTGGATCTTTTTCAGTTCCAAATCGATACTGTTTACCACCCACTACAACAGGTCCTGGTGTTGAAATTCCGTATACATTGCTGATTGTACTGCGTCTTGCACTGCTAGTTGTTGTTCCTCTTATAGGATCTTTTAATAAACCTTGTGTAGCAAGTCGAAGTGTAAAAGGATGCATAGCCTTTTTTACAATATCAGGCTTAGAATTGTCTCTACCTTGAACACGTTTGTTAACTTCAACTACAGGAACGATTGCGGTGTCACTAGTAAAACCTAACTTAGTTTTTTCTTGTGGCGTTAATTCTGCGTACTGACTTGCGGCAATGCCTGGAACCATTTGATTAACGCCTGGCTCAGGAACACATGCTAGCCAAAAACATTGTTCCCTGTCACCTTCAATAAAAATAATAATGACCTTTGTACCAATGTCTGGCGGCACAAACCACATGCCATAACTTTGTTGTGAGCTTGAAGCGTTACGTAGATTTCCATCTGTTGCTTCATACGCAGTATAGCCAAAAAAGTGTGGGGCATATCTAGGATACACCCTAACAGAGTCTGCTATTTCTTGGCCGGCTCCACCTTTTCGCAAAATCACACACTCTAATGTTCCCATTCGAGTACTATCATTGTGACCTACTACACGAGCAATATATGGTCCATTACTTAAACCAGATATTGAAGGTTGTTGCGTACTATTTTTTAGTTCCATTATCTACCACTTTCTCCTGGAGCACACAGCAAGTCATCTAACGGACTAGGTCTTGGTATAAATCCTGCTCTAGATAAATCTTTGTTCAGTACTGTGATGTCATTTGCAACTTTATTACTTGCAGAAATTAACTGATCCTGAACTTGTCTTGTAGCAGAATTATTTGAAGTTTGAGTTGGAAAGTTTACCACATTCAAACCTGAGTCAAGTTCAACTGCTGGTATTCCTGCCGTAAACAAATTATAAGGATCATATCCTCCTAATAAATTTTGTACTTGGTCTTCTGTTAATGCTAGGTCTGGATTTCCTCCTGGGCCGACATCAAGTGCAAATGTTGGAACATTCAAATTAATTTTAGACGTAAACCCATTAGGAGTAGTAATTGTCTGTGGCTGTACTTGCACATCAATTGGTTCTTGATTTAACAACGACAACGGTGGTCTTCCTGAATAGAATGCAGGACTACATCCAGGTATGAATGGAATAAACGGTAACAATATTGGTGGTGGGAATTTAAATTTCAAATACTCAACCAATCTTTTTATGTACTCAGCCAACGGATTGTAAATTATTAAATTTAATCCTAAAATTTTATTAATGGCATCTCTTGCCGCAATCAGTGCTTTCTTAATTGGTTCAGGAAACGGTATCCAACCTTGTCTAATAATTTTTGCTAGGAGTGCCGCAGCCAGTAAAGGATTCTTTAAAACACACTGTATTAAATTTTGTATACTAGTAACTGCTGATTCAACATAATTTTTAATTGCCTGTATCTTGCCTTTTAAAATTTGTACTAGTATATTAACTCCTTGACTTGCTCCAAAAAGTGTTGCCAATGTCACGCCTGGATCAATTGTGATGGTTTTTAATTGTGGTGCTGGTTCTGGTCTGTCTGTTTCTAAACCAAATATTCCTAATATGCCTTGTATAATTGCCGCAACTTGCGCCAACTGCGGCACAATTGCTGCCGCGCCGTTAACGTTAATTGCAAAGTTGCCATCTGCTTGTATAGAAAAATTTAAAAATTTTCCAACGTTAGCTCGTTGATATGATGCAGAATATAATGATGCACGATCATCAACTCTCCATTCAAATAATTTATTTGGACCTACCATTGTATTTCCTTATATTGTCAAGTTAATTTGGTTCAACGTGAACCTATCTGTAAAAGACTGTATTTTTTGTGATGCAGCCAAGTCTTGTGAAACGTTCCTTGTACCAATTAATTTTTGTTTAAAGATTCCATTTGAAAAAGTACTTTCTACTTCTCTCACAGTGTAGTATGCACTTAATCTTGATAGAGCCTTGTCTTCGTTGGCTTCTCCCGATGTTAAAAATCCTTGAGAATTAAAATCTTTTGGTGCGTAAGCAATAACTCGCAAAACAGGATCTACTGATCGTAACGCAATTCCGCCATCAACAGTAAACAATGTGCTTTCACCATCTATTTTGTTTCCATCATCAATGTATTGTGTTCCTAACCACATTGGGTCTCCTAATATTTCCATATTAAGTTCAACGTTCTCATACGGATTATTCATCAAGGAGTTTATATCTCTTGCCAAAGTAAACAAAGGATCAGGCTGATTAGCACCTTTAACTGCAATCTCTTGTCTATCACTATTTGGATTTGGTGTTGTATTGCTGGAAATTCCATCAGCAGGGGTTGGAACTAACGTACCAGTAGCGATAGCAACAGGACTAACTACTTTTTGCTCAGTTTGCTGTCCGCCAGCGGCACCTGGTACGTCTGTACTTACATAATTACCTGTAATAATTTTTGTCCACATTTGATTAAAATTTAAATTGAAAGACAATATGTCTTTATTTTTACCAGTATACTGCCATTCATATCTTCTAGCAGTCATACCTTCATAATCAGATGCAGGCGGCTTGTATGTTGGAACAAAGATTGATGACAGTTTTGTGTAGTGTACTTTCCTAGGAATTATTTGAAATGTTATTATCTTAGGAGTGATATTTCTAGCAGTGTCATGCCGATCATCCGGTTGATTTTCTACTTTAGTCACTACTCTCCACCAGTTAATCCATCCGCCTTTATTAAAGTCACCTTGGAATTGAGTTTTAATTTTTTCAGTAACGTATAAACTATCTTGAATAATTGCATCAATTATTTTTGTTAAGCCTAAGGACCCTGGTATGGTCAATGTTGCTTTAAGATTTTCAGGTTGTTCTCCTACTTGCACAGTGCCAGTTATATATGATGTTTTAGTAAATTCTTTATTTGCCGCATCTTTAAAAATGTCAAACATTTGGGCTTTGGCGAACTCACTATTGTCAGTTACGTTTCCTTTTTCATCATGAAATACAATTTTATATCGATTGAGTTTGTACTTAGTTTTTTCTTCGGCTGATTTTTGTATATTCTCTAATGAAAGTTCTAAGTCTTTTATAACTTCCCCAACAGTTACTCCTTGCACATTTATTTCTTGATTTATTTTATTAGAATCGTCATAAGTTCCTGTTTGATTGACTGGAACTCCTTTAATCTCCCACGTGGTACCTTGCTGTGTTAGCTTGGCTTCCATGTGTGTAATAATCATTGGATAATATCTTGTTGTATAAGGTATTAATTCTGGTTGTGTAGAATCTTCGTGATATCCAACAAAATCAATTTTTAAAACAAAAGCATTTGATTTGTCAAAATTCTTATATCCTTTAACAGTTAACGCGGTAATAATATTTGTTAAAAAAGTGTCAAGACTATATGGCTCAACAATTTTTAATCGTATTTCAGTAGTCCAATCTCTTGACTTGCCTACAAAGTTTTTAATATACAAGTCTTCTAAATAATAATCATAGTTTGCATTAGCAGATTGATTAAGCGTGTTAATAATATTTTGCAAATTATTAAGTGTTTGAGACTTTGAACCTTTTGGTGCACCGGTTCCTTTTCCGTGGCTAGAAAATATAACATTAGTAAATCCAGCAGTCTTGTAAGATCCTGATTTTAATTCTTCAGGACTTACTACTGCAAATGTTACTCTATAATTAAACGTTCTATAATCATGCAGTATATTTTCTCCTGGATAGGATGCGCTTCTAATTATATTGTTTAAAAGATTGGTGCCAAGCTCTTTTAGTGTTGAACCAGTTGTTGCTCGTTGAAGAGACATTATGCAACTCCTAAGTCTTTGAACAGTTGTGATCTTTGTGGAATATAAATTTTTATTCCAGCAACTAAATCGTAAATTGGATCTTTAATTACTTCAGGGTTCCTCATGGCAAACACCCACCACAACTTAGGATCCCCGTATGCATCATTAGCCAACAAGTCTGGACGATACTCGTACTGAGATGGCAGTTCAACCAGTGTATCGTCAAGTGCCATTGTTATTTCCCTTGGTGTCCAAACATCAAGATAAAAATCAGTTAGCTGTGTATTTTTATATGGTGAATATTCACCATATTTGTATTCATTCATTATAGATATCCTCTTCCATCCAACGCTCCAGATATAAACTGGTCCACACTAAAGTTGGACATTTCTCGTCTACTATAAACAGGAATTAATGTCATTGATATTGTACTTAATGTAGGAACTTTGTTAACTCTATTGCCAAAGTTAAATCCAGTAATATAATCTACATCATTGGGTAAGTCAATACTAAATCCACCTACTACCACAGGAATGTTTTCATAAACGTTTGCTCCGTATGCATTAAATCGACAAACTGGAGGTGGTGATCCAGATAGTGAGTCATTGCCTGTACGCATTTTTGTAATAGCTCTCAAGGCATGCACAGTTGCTAGCCAATAAACTGCTTCTTGTCTATTTTGTACTGGAAATTGTCCAGACACACTTATGGTTCCAACATCTGTGTTCTGATAAGAATAAACTGCATAATTACTATGTTGTATGGTAGCTGGATTCCAATTTACTTTGGTGTCTTGTTTTACAGTAGGAGTTACTGGAAAATAAATTCCTGCCCATGCACCTGGATTTGACCCTGTTGGGTTACTATCTAAAACTTGAGTAATAGATCCGACAGGCCAATACTGATTAGGAATTTTCAAATATACTCTACTTTCTAAACTCGCTTGTCTTTCTTGGGAGGTAAAACTAACTTTGACCGTAGAGTTCAACACCTTATCTGCCGCGGCAGTCCTAATAATAGACTGTCCGTTAGTAAGTTGTCCGGAACCCCATATTTCCTGGGCCGATGCCGCAAGATTAGTAAAACTGAAATCACTCATTTGAATATTCTCCCTACATATTTATTTGACAAAATTATGTAGGTAGTTTATAATATAGTTATTAGGAGTCTATAACAATAATGATAATAACGACTGTAAAGAGAAACAAATATCTTAACAACAAAGACCTACTGTTACAGATACACAAGAGCAAGAACACATACGGATCATTTATGGGTCCAGAATATGAAGATTATGACTTAATTTTACCTTCTGTTGATAAAATCAATGTAAGAACTGTTGCAGAAGCCAAGCGTAATAGGGCCAAACGATTAGGCACTAGGTTATATCAACAAAATAAAGCCCAAGGTATTAAGGACGTTAAACTAGTTGACTGCATAATTGATTACAAAAAAGTTCCAAAAACTGATTTAGTTTTTAGAATCATGACTCATGAACATGTTCCGCTTGCGCCTGGACGCAAGAAGACGGTAAAAAGCACAGCTGACGCTCATGAAAGATGCAATTTTCCTCCCTATCAACATTGGGCATTCGATGCTAATGATGTACTGATATGTGTAGGAAAAAGTCATTGGAAGGGTCCTTTACAGACTGGAACGTTTTCCAAAGAACACGGAAGAATTACTGAAGAGCTTGGCAAAATGTATCTAATGCTAGCTGATAGATATGCTCAAAGAAGCAATTGGCGTGGGTATACGTATGTTGAAGAAATGAAAGGACAGGCTATTCTACAGCTAAGTCAAATTGGCTTACAGTTTGATGAATCCAAGTCTGAAAATCCATTTGCCTACTACACTGCCGCAGTAACAAATAGCTTTACCCGTGTGCTCAATATTGAGAAACGTATGCAAAATATTCGTGACGATATGTTAGAAGAAAGTGGGTTAACTCCTAGCTTTACAAGACAGAATCAACAAGAATATGCAGAAGAAACGGCACGTCAAGCTGCCTTGTATAAGGGAATGCGACAAGCAAAAAGTGAAGATACTCCAGAGGAAGAAGCTGAATGACAAATCTTTTTAAGAAAGCAGCCTGTTTTACTGATATCCATTTTGGGTTGAAGAGTAATAGTCGTACACACAATGAAGATTGTGCTGATTTTGTTGATTGGTTTATTGCTACTGCTAAGGAAAAGGGTGCAGAAACTTGCATTTTCTTAGGAGATTGGCATCATAATCGCTCAACAACTGACGTTAGTACAATGAATTATACAGTAAATGCACTAGAAAAACTTAACAGTGCATTTGATACTGTACACATTATTACAGGCAATCATGATCAATATTATAAGGACAAACGAGATCTACATAGTTTAGAATATGGCAGACTGTTTCCAAATATCAACATGGTTAATCATGCTTTCACAGAAGGAAATGTTACTATACTTCCCTGGCTAGTGGGCGACGAGTGGAAGAGCATTGAGAAAATCAAAAGCAAATACATATTTGGGCACTTTGAACTACCGTTGTTTTATATGAACGCTATGGTGCAAATGCCTGACCATGGAGAACTACAGCCCACTCACTTTAAACATCAGGACTATGTTTTTAGTGGTCACTTCCATAAAAGACAAAGCAAAGACAAAGTTCATTACATTGGCAATGCATTTCCGCACAACTATGCTGACAGTTGGGATGACATGCGTGGTATGATGTTGTTGGAATGGGATAAGCCTCCTGAATATATTGATTGGCCTGACTGTCCTAAATATCGTTCTGTAAAATTAAGTAGACTTCTTGATGAAAAAGATAGTATAATGAAGGGTAAGATGTACTTACGTGTTACTCTTGACATTGATATTACCTTTGAGGAAGCTAACTTCATCAAAGAAACTTTTATGAAAGAGCATGATATTCGAGAACTAAGTTTGATAACAGAGAAGGATAACTTGGAAGGACTAATTGATGAAAACACCGATGTTAAATTTGAAAGTGTAGATCAAATTGTCGCTGAACAGATTGTTGCCTTAGAGACTGGCACATATAATAACAATACTCTATTAAGCATTTATAACGGACTTCATGTTTAAACTAAAAACAATAACAGTAAAAAACTTTATGAGTGTGGGCAACCAGACTCAAGCCGTGGATTTTGATAAGAATCATTTAACTTTGGTGTTGGGTGAGAACGTAGACTTGGGCGGCGATGACAGTGGTAGTCGTAATGGCACTGGAAAAACAACAATCATCAATGCTTTATGCTATGCATTGTATGGCGAAGCGTTGACCAAGATCAAAAAAGAAAATCTAATCAACAAGACAAACGGTAAAAATCTAGTTGTCACATGTGAATTTGAAATTAATGGAAGACAATATAAAATTGAAAGAGGTCGAAGACCAAACTTCTTAAAATTTTATGTTGACCACGTAGAGATCAAAGACGATTCACAAGCAGATGATGACGCACAAGGGGACAGTCGTGAAACGCAAAAGGCGATTGAATCCTTATTGGGCATGAGTCAAACAATGTTTAAGCACCTAGTGGCCTTAAACACATATACTGAACCATTTCTAAGTATGCGAGCAAACGATCAACGAGAAGTTATCGAGCAATTGCTTGGCATTACATTGTTAAGTGAGAAAGCAGAATTACTTAAAGTTCAAGTAAAAGAAATTAAAGATCAAATTCAAGCAGAAACTTTTAAAATCGACAGTATAAGGAGTAGTAATGAAAAAGTCCAACAATCAATTGACAGCCTCTCTACTAAAAGTAAAGCATGGGAGTCCAAACGAGAACAAGATTGCGCCGGCTATCAGTCAGCGATTGCCGAATTGCGCTCTGTTGATATCGAAGGAGAAATTGAAAAACATTCTAGACTCAAGGTGTATAACGAACTAACAGCTAAAATTAGTTCCTTAAACAAACAAAAAGCAACACTTGAGACTGCTGTTGGGCAAGCAGAAAAGACTGTTGGGAAGTATACTAGAGAGTTAGAACAACTTGATAGTAAAAAATGTCCCGCATGTGAACAAGAACTGCATGATCACAAGCATGATGAGATGAAAGAAACTGCTGCCAAGCACTTGACTGATTCAATATTGTATCAAGACAAAGTGTTAGCAGACCTTAATCTAGTTTTAAAAGAATTATCTGACATTGGCGACATCAATGGAAGACCTTCTACCTATTATGATAGTGCAGAACAAGCGTACAATCATAAAAACAATGTTGAAAGTTTGAGCAAAGCACTTGCTGACAAGCAAGTAGAATTAAATCCTTACACTGAACAAGTGGACGAGTTAAGAAAAACTGCTTTGCAAGAGATTACGTGGGACACAGTTAATGAATTAACAAGTGTCAAAGACCATATGGAGTTCTTACACAAACTGTTAACCAGCAAGGATAGCTTTATCCGTAAGAAAATTATTGATCAGAATCTTGCATATCTAAATAAACGCCTTAGTTACTATCTAAATAAAGCAGGACTGCCGCATCAAGTTAAGTTTTTAAACGATCTAAACGTCGAGATTACACAGCTCGGGCAGGATTTAGACTTTGATAATCTCAGTAGAGGTGAACGCAATAGACTTATTTTAAGTCTAAGCTGGGCGTTCCGTGATGTATGGGAAAGTTTATATCATCCAATCAACTTGTTGTTCATTGATGAATTGATTGATGCAGGTATGGACTCTGCAGGAGTTGGGGGTGCTCTAGCAATCCTTA